GAATCCATTATTATTCATTAATAAGAACATTTAATTTTAAGTAATACGAATAATAATATATTTATTTTTTAAATATATTGTTTTTGTAAATATATTGTTTTATAATAAAAACTTAAATAACCTTATTGTTAATAAACCATAACCCTTGTAAAAAAGAATCGGCCAAATCATCTTTTTTTTTATGCTCTGTAAAAAAATTAACTTTGTCTTGAAAACGATGATCATTACTAATCAATTCTAAACATTTAGTAATTCCCAATTTTTTTCTCTCTGCATAAGTTAATTTTTTTTTTGATTCTAAACCAGTATTTTGACTTGTAGAAAATTCTTTTAATTTATTTATAGCAGAAATAAATTCAATATTATCAACTGTAACATCGCTCATAATAAAGTATTGTGAAATCATACCTTGAATTGTTTTCATACGATTTGCGATTGGACTGATTTGGTTTTCTATAATAATATATTCTATATGATCCTCTGAATTAAATAAGCTATTAAAACGGCACATTATATTAATACCAATTGTTATTAAATCTGTATTCGCTGCTTTATATGGTTTTATTTCTTCAAAACAAGTATTGTGAATATAATCATTGATTAAAGTAGTGAGATCCGCTTTTTTAACGGATTTTTCGTATTTTATTTTGTATTTCTCTGCTATTTCAATCAATTTCTGTATTTTTTGTTTATTAATAAAAGATGATTTTAATTCAGTATTGGGTATCAAATAATTTTGTTTTTTGGAATGTTTCAAGCAGAAACATTGATTATTTTTTTGGAATTTTGCTGGCTTTTTGCATGCAACATTTTTCTCAATAAAACCACATTGGAACGTTTGTTTTTCACATACATTAATTACATCCCATTTTTTTATAAAGAAATGTTCCGTACCTTCTTCTCTCTCAAAAAGACAAAAAGCTAAATTTTTGATTCCTATATCGATACTTAATATTTTCATATAATACTAAAGAAGATTTTAGTATTATATTGTTTTTTATTTATAAAAATAAAAATACTTATTATATTTTTCATTTATTGTACATTGTTTATCGTAAATTCTTTGACGGAATGGATGGCGCAATCATTCGTGCATTTAATTGTTCTCTTGATAAATAAGGATTTTTAAGGTCGCTTGTAGGATAATTGTATCCAGGGTTTGAACTGTCGAAAGTAGATCGATATAAATAAGGAACATTCGTAGAAGGATTTTTTTGTGAATTAAAATGTGGATCTAACCCTAAATCATAGCATGCTTCCATATTATTATATTTCATGATTTGTTCACCATTGTTTTGTAAATATTGTCTGTAAGCCCAATTGGATTTAATTCCTTCTTGAGTTTGAATTCTATTGTTAATCACAGCTTCCGGCTGCCATGATGCATAATTTCTACCATCGGCCATAATTGGAGGAAAATTAAAATGAATATTATTTGAACCACTATAACAGGTTGCCCAAGACATAATCTATATTAAAATAATATAATAATTTTTTATAATATAATAATTTTTATATTACACCAAGTAGACTTAATAAATCATGTTTTTTAAGTTTGCTAGCATCAGATATAAGACCTTTTTCAGTTACAATACTTTTAAGCTTTTGTAATGATAATTTTTTATAATCAATCATAGGTTCATCGTTTTTTGATTCTTCTAAATTGGAAATAGAAATAGATTTTAAATCAAATTGTTTTTCTTCACTCAGAATTTCCAACTCAGAAACAGATTCTACATCAAATTCCGCTAAATCATTTTCTTCGTGATTTTCATTTTCTTCATTTTCTTCATTTTCTTCATTTTCTTCATTTTCTTCATTTTTTTTATTTTCCATATTAATCTTTAAAACTTTAATATCATTCGTTTCAATAAAATCGTCTTCCTCTTCTTGTGATATATTTAATTTAATAATATTTGTTTTATCATATTCTTCTTCTAAATCTTCTGAATCATTGTCTTCTGAATCATTATCTTCTGAATCATTGTCTTCTGAATCATTATCTTCTGAATCATTATCTTCTGAATCATTATCTTCTAAATCATTATCTTCTGAATCATTATCTTCTAAATCGTCATCTTCATCATCAGAAACAAGGATCAAACTGTTTTCAAATTCTTGTTTTTGCATATGTACTTCATTATTTTCTAAAGAAGAATTGTTTGTTTGTTTGTTATTAGCAAAATTTATAAAATTAAATCGTAATACATTTATTTCTTCTGCTAAAGATGATACTAAACTAAGCATTGATGATATTTTATGGTTTTGTTCTCTCCATTTATTTTCAAAATAAATAATAAGCAAAGCTAAAAATATAAAAACAATTGCTAAAATCATAAAAAATGCAGGAGTAAATATTTCACTTAAAACAGACATTTAATATTACAAAAAGAAGATATATTTATATCAATGAATTAACGAATATATACTCGCAAATAAAAACTAACGAGCAATATTATCTAGAATTTCTTTTGGATAATTCATATCTTTCAACACTTTGATTCCACCCTTTGTGTTGGATATTCCTTTTGAAAGAACATATGTATATTGAAAATCATTTTTTTCATCTGTAGAAACATCCATATGATAATTCACAATATTTTTATTTTTTTCTAAATTTTTACACACATTAATATAGTGTGTTGTTAAAATGACAGACACCTTTGTATTTTTAACTAAATAGTCCATTAATGAAATTGCACTTGTTTCCGCTTCTTCTGGATTTGTTCCTGAATATAATTCATCAAATACACAAAAGTGTGTTTCTTTTTTCTTATCATGAATAAAATCTATTATTTCCTTACATCTTCGTGCTTCTGCTTGGAATAAACTATCGCGTCCAGATGTGTCTGGAATATTTAAATAACAATGAATATTATCGAATACCGCTAATTTTGATCCAATATTATAAAAACCGCAACCGAATTGTTGAGATAACAAAATATTAATTAATGTTGATTTAAGAACAGTTGTTTTTCCGGAAGCGTTCGGTCCCGTAATAATCACATTTTTATCTAATTTAATCGTATTTTTTATATGTTTCTGATCTTTCAATGCAGCATAATAACTTTTCTTAAAAATTGTTTTCTTTTTCTTTTTTGTATTATTGTTTGTTTGTTTGTTTTGAGAAAATTCAATAAAATATATCTTTTTTGTTTCCAAATTATGTAAAATACCATTCAAACATTCAGTATATCCATTAAAGCCAAATGAATACAGAAGTGCATCATTATATTCTTGATTGTCGTATATTTCATAAAAGTATTTCAAAATATGTCCAATTTCAAAGAATTTTCTTGTGGTTAATTTGTAATCAGATATAAAAGAAATTTTTTTATGAAGATTTTTAAGAATATTCATTTTTTCATATGCGACACAATTAAATTCTTTGTGAGTAAAAAGTTTATTTGAAAAACATAAATAATTTTCCATGTTTGAAATTGTATAATCCAAATATTCACTTATATCTTTAAAATACGTATGTATTTTACTCATATTTTGATGAAAACGAACGCACGACAGTACATTTTGATAAATAGAAAAAACATAGAATGCTGCTGAAATTAATAAATATATCTTTTGATTGATTGAAACATCATTAAATTCATTAAATAATTTTCCCAATGCGTGTTGCGAAAGAATAATTTTTAAAACCTCAATGTATTCTTCAATTGTTAAATGTAATCCTTTTAATTGTATAACAAAAAATGGTATAATCAATATAATTATTGGTAATAAGAGAGAAATCACTGGCGACATCATGTTATAAATACTCATAAATTGAAGAAACGTTTCTGAATTATTTAAAAATTCCCACATTGGCCAATCAATATAATAATATTTTTCCTTAAATCCAGTATCATTTTTGATATCATTCCATATTTCTTGTATTTTTTGAAAGTTTGTATTATTATTCGCTGTATAACGATGATGAATTGATTTATAATTTTGTAATAATTGTTGATATTCTTTTAAGAAATTAATGTCTGTTGTATAAAGTTCTGTGGATTGATTCAAAACCGCGTATGCAAAATCTTTTTTCTCTTTTAAATCAAAAAAAAAACTATAAATAGGATTTGCTGAACCATCTAGTGTTTTCACAAGTTCTAAATCATTTATAATATTTTGGTTCACTTGTTTTTTGTCCGAATTATAGTAAATAGGTAATTTGAAATGTTCTTGTATATTCATATTTTCTATACGATAAGATAGAAAATATAATAAATTTTTTTTACGCATTTTTTATTTTTTATTTTATATTTTTCAGTTTTTTTGAATAAGTTCTATATTTGAAGGCATTTCTTTAATTTCACAAGCATAAAATGTCTCAATTTCTTTCAATTTTGTAACATCTCTACGTGTAATAAAATTTATACCAACACCTTTACGACCCCATCTACCACTTCTTCCTATTCTATGTAAATAAGTATGTATATCTTTTGGTATATCAAAATTTATGACTGTACTCACTTGTTGAATATCAATACCACGGGCAGTGACATTGGATGAAATAAGAACACGTGATTTACCATTTCTAAATTCGTTAAAAGCAATATCGCGATCATTTTTTTCCATGTTACTGTGAATACAACATACTGGAAATCCATCTTCACACATGGCTTCATATAAATCAGCAACACGCTTTACGCTATTGCAATAAATAATGCATTGTGATAATGTTATAAATGAAAAAATGTCTTTTAATGTAGCATATTTTTGTCTGTCGTCGTCAATAGCTACATAATATTGGGAAATACCTTCTAATGTTAATTGCTCGGCTTTTACGCAAATTTTAACCGGATCACGCATTATTTTTTTGATAATAGGAAATATATGGTTTGGTAATGTTGCACTAAATAAAGCTACTTGAATATCCGTATTAAGATATTGAAAAATATTGTATATTTGTTCTTTAAAACCGGTAGATAACATTTCATCCGCTTCATCTAAAATAATGAGTTTTATACTTTTATTAGTAATCTTATTGCGTCGTAACATATCATATACACGTCCAGGACAACCACAAATGATATGAGGAACATTTTTTCTTAAAAAATCGTTGCTTTCATCATAGGAAGAACCTCCATAAAATGTTTGTACATTTAAACCAGTCATCAATGATCCTATACTTTTTACTACAGTTGATGTTTGTAGTGATAATTCTCTTGTTGGAGATAAAATAAGAACTTGAGTATTTTTATCATCTGTATCAATAATCGATAGAGCTCCAATAGTAAAAGCAGCTGTTTTTCCTGTACCAGATTGTGCTTGTGCGATAATATCTTTTTTTAATATAATTGGTTTAATTGCTTTTTGTTGAATTGGACTCGGTTTTTCAAAACCATGAGAATATATACCTCTTAATATACTATTATCCATATCAATATCATCCCATGATTTTATTTCATATGAAGATTCAAATAATTCATCTTCTTCTAAATTAGTTTCATTTTTATCATCATTCTCATTATTCACACCAGACATTATATATATTAATTATTATTTGTATTTAAGTTTATTTATTTTTTAATAAATTAAAAAAAGGATATAGATATTATTATTTAATTAGCTTAATTATGATAATGAGTGATAATAGTAAAATGATTTATTGTTTAAAAGATTTTACAGATATATCATTCGATGGTTTTAATTTTAATTTACCTGAGGAAACAATACAAATAATTTCTAATTTATCATTAGAAGTAGGATCTCCAAATTATGTAAAGACACCTGTTTTTCGCAAAAGAGAGAATCCAATGAGATCTATAAATGAACAAACTATAATTACACAAAGTAATTTTTCTGAAAATTTAATAAACAATAGTGGTTTTAAAAATAAAAAAAGACATAAAAATATGGAAATAGTTAATGATGAAGATTGGGATGCATTGCGAAATTTTCAAACAACGAAAATAGAACAAAAAAATAGTATTGAATCAAATATAGATAATATTCGTTCTTACTTAAATAAAATGACGGACAAGAATTATAATGAAATGAAAAATAAAATAATTGAAGTATTAAATAAATTTGTTTCAGAAAATGATAATGAAGAAATTAAAAAAATTAGTTTTACTATTTTTGAAATCGCTTCTACCAATCGATTTTACTCAAAAATTTATGCGGATTTGTTTTCAGAGTTAATTCATAAATTTGAATCGATGAATAATATTTTTCAAGAAGGTTTCGATAAATTTATGGATTTATTTCATAATATTGAATATGTTGATGCTTCAGTTGATTACGACAAATTTTGTAAAATAAATAAAGATAATGAAAAAAGAAAGGCGTTAAGTACATTTTTTATTAATTTAATGAATAATAAAATTATTCAAAAAGAGAAAATCATTTCAATTATTCAAAATTTATTAAGACAAGTTTATAATTTTATTACAATGGAAGATAAGAAAAATGAAGTAGATGAATTAACTGAGAATATTGTGTTATTATTTAAAAAGCATTTTTTTTCAGAATCTGACTATAATGCAGTTTTTGTCGACGGAATGAATATAATAGAAATTATTGAATTTTTAGCAAATTGTAAAGTAAAGGATTTTAAGAGTTTAACCAATAAATCCATTTTTAAATTTATGGATATGATTGATATGTAATTATTATATATATTATTTTTATTGAATAGAATATAAAAAAAAATATATATACTACAATTATATTTCTTATGAATGAAAATATTTCTATTGATATTACTGAAGATAATAATAATACTGAATTTGATATTTGTAACAACGTTGACATGAGTAATTTATTATGTGATATAGATAACACCATTATTAAATCGAATAATAATAATAATAATAATAATAATAATAATAATAATAATAATAATAATAATAATAATGAAATTTATTTACCATATTATTTAAATTATCAAATGAATTATACTGTAAAACAATTATTGTTAATATGTGAATATTACGGAATTTCAAAAAATAATAAATTAAATAAATGTAATAAAGACCAACTGATACAGCATTTATTGATATTTGAAAATAATCCTGAAAATTCAGAAATTTTTTTTAGAAGACAAAACATGTGGTTTTATATGAATGAATTAAAAAACGATAAATTTATGAAGAAATATATACTTTGGTAAAAAATCTATCATTTGATAAAAATTTAATATTTTTATAAATGATAATAAAAAATATTAAATATAATGATAATTTATATACATGGTATTATCAAAAATCAATTCTGAAATAAGTTATCCAGAATTAAAAAGTGTTGATTCCAATGATTTGCAAATGGAAGCAAATTTATATCAAATCGATTTATATAATGTGGAAATTATAATTGCTGTTGGAAATATGAAAAATACTTTTGAAGAACAAAATGTTTTATATTTCCCCATTTATTTAGTGAAGCACAATAATAAAGTTGTTCAGATTGGCTTATATGAAATTGAAGCAACTGACTACATAAGTTATTTGGATGAGGAAAACCAATTGGATGTTGAGAACTTGAATGAACCGTTAATTTACCATTTTGTGAACAAAGATATGCTTATGCAATCACGTATGGAACCAGACAAATCTTTAAAAAAACACCAAAATGATGATGATTCTGATTCGGATAATGAAAAACCGTTACCGAAAAAATCAAAAATTGAAGAAAAGATATTTGAACCTTATGAAATTCCTGATGTAAGAAAAGATATTTTTGTACAAACGCAAGGTATTGCATTGGCGCCTATTTTGAAAGAAGAATCTAGTAAACATGCAAAAGAAATTCGCGAAAAATATAAATCAGATGAATCTGAATGTTGGATTCAGAAATTCATGAAAAATAATAATTATTCCATAACAGATAATGAGGGTGGTGGTGATTGTCTATTCGCAACTATTCGCGATGCCTTTTCGAGTATTGGACAACAAACTTCTGTGAGTAAGTTAAGAAAGAAACTTTCAAATGAAGCAACCGAACAAATTTTTATGAATTACAAAGAACAATATGATATGTTTCATCAAGGTATGATTGAAGAAACAAATAAGATTAAAGAGCTTGAATTAGAATATGCTACTTTAAAACAGAAATTCACAAATACCATTCATCGCGATGAACAGAAGATGCTTTCTGAGGCAGCAAAAAAAGTCAAATCAGAGCATGACCAATTGATTCATGAGAAAAAAGTAACCGCGAATATTGTGAATGAATATAAATTCATGAAAGATATTGATACATTAGAAAAATTCAAACAGAAAATTCGGACATGTGAATTCTGGGCAGAAACATGGGCCATCTCAACATTAGAGAGAATATTAAATATAAAATTCGTTATTTTTTCTAATGAAGCTTATAAAAATGATGATATCAATAATGTATTACAATGTGGACAGTTAAACGACTCAATTCTGGAAAACAAGGGTATATTTGTTCCAGATTTTTATATAGTACTGGATTATACAGGTTCGCATTACAAGTTAGTAGGCTATAAAAAGAAGATGATTTTTAAATTTTGCGAAATTCCCTACGATATGAAGCGAATGATTGCAGACAAGTGCATGGAAAAGAATGCAGGACCCTTTGTATTGATACCTGATTTTCAGAAATTTAAAAAGAGTTATTCTTCTGGTGACTCGGATAAAATGGAACCGCAATATGATGATTTAAATGAAGCAAAGTTGCGTAATTTATATGATGATCGTGTTTCCTTTCTTTTTTATCCAAAATCGAATGATAAACCTCTTCCAGGGAAGGGTTCCGGAGAGATTATCTCAAATGATCGTTTAAAAGATTTTACAGAATTAGCCACTATTCCTCAATGGAGAAAGAAGTTGAGTAGTTTTTGGATTCAACCTTTTACATTGGATAATCATAAATGGTCAAGTGTTGAACATTATTATCAAGGATCTAAATTTAAGAAGACACATCCGGAATTTTATTTGAGTTTCTCTCTAGATTCTGGAACTGAATTGTCGAAGGATGCTAGTTTAGCCAAGGCGGCTGGTGGAAAAACTGGTAAATTAAAAGGCGAATTGCTTCGTCCTGTTGAAGTTCAAATAGATCCTGATTTTTATAATAAGCGTTCAAAACAAGAACTGTACAATGCTCAATATGTGAAGTTTTCACAAAATGAGGATTTGAAGAAATTGCTGTTGGCTACACAGAATGCAAAATTGGAAAGTTTTCATAAAGGTAAATCGCCTGAAATAAGAGAGGAATTGATGTTGGTTCGCGATAAAATTAAACGATCACTAATATAATAATGTAATGTAATACAAAATAAAAATATATTTTATATTACTAAAAAATCATCTAAAGATTTTTTATTATTTATTATAATGAAATTGATTATAATAAATTTCTTATTATTATTATCTGAATGTGTTTTTTCGTTTCTGCATTTTAAAAAAACATATCATACAAGAACTCTAACAAATCCAATTTATATGCAAATTGATCCACCTACTCGAGATATTATAAAGTATAAACCTTACTTGGAACAAAAACCTCTTGGTAAATTGTACCAGGATATTGAAAATCACAATGTAGATGGTTTGATTTTTTCAAGTGATTTAACTACCATCTATTCAAAAAAACATTTAGAAAACAAAGATGTAAATGATTTTGGTTATGATTCGAATTCTATTATAACAGATTATTCAGTAACAAATACACATCCTTTTTTAGTCAATCAAATTGTTGAAACATCAAATAAAAATAAAGTAGTAACAAATTTTTTGGTTGAACCAACCAATACTTATAGTAATGCAATAACTGATGGTTTAAAATTTATAGGAAATGCATTTGATGCATTTTTCTTCCCAACCATTCTTTTTTTTACAGCGCTCAGTTTTTTTAATGCACGGCGAAATACAGGAACAACAAATAATCCTTTTTTACCGATGGGATTGAATAATCAAGTAAATAAAGATAAAATCAATATGCAAAAGGCAAATATTTCATTAAGTAGTTGGGCAGGTAGTCCAGAGATTTTTGAAGAATGTTTTGAAGTAGTTTCTTATTTGAAAAATTCGACGGTGTATAAAAATGCTGGTGCTGAAGTGCCAAAAGGTATTTTACTAGAAGGACCTCCAGGAACAGGAAAAACTTTAATCGCTAAGGCTATTGCGAGTGAAGCTGATGCGAATTTTATTTCGATTTCCGCGAGTGAATTCGTTGAATTATTTGTAGGAATGGGAGCAGCCAAAGTGCGTAATTTATTTGAACAAGCCCGTAAAAATACTCCATGTATTATTTTTATTGATGAGATTGATGCGGTTGGTAGACAAAGAGGTGCAGGAATTAATATGGGAAATGATGAAAGGGAACAGACGTTGAATCAACTACTTGCAGAAATGGATGGATTTGCACAAAATCAAGATATTCTAGTAATTGCTGCGACCAATCGTAAGGATGTATTGGATGCCGCTTTATTGCGTCCTGGTCGTTTTGACCGTATTATTAATGTTCCGCTTCCTGACCGTAATTCAAGAAAAGATATTTTGAATGTATACTTAAAAAATAAACAAGTGAATCAAACAACAGTGAATATCAATTTGTTGTCAGAAATGACGGCTGGATTTTCAGGTGCTCAACTAAAAAATCTTATAAATGAAGCAGCTATTAATGCTGCGCGTGTTGGTAAAACTGTGATTACACAACGCAATATTGAAGATGCTCTTGAAAAAATAGTGGTTGGAATTATTAAAAGGGTTGATACAAGAAAAGAGGATATTTTACATCGTGTTGCGATTCATGAAATGGGTCATGGTTTTCTGGCTTATCTCTTCTCTGAATACTTTGAATTGAAAAAAATAACGATTCAAAGTACTTATAATGGTGCTGGAGGTTATACATTGTTTAATGAATATCCTGAAATTAGTGAAGGTGGAATGTATACAAAGGATTTATTAAAAAAACGATTAATTGTGATTTTGGGAGGAAAAGCTGCCGAATATGTTTTTTATGATGAGAATTATGTTTCTGTGGGAGCAATTCAAGATTTAAAACAGGCAAATTCGCTGGCTCAACGTATGATTGGTAATTTTGGTATGGGAAATGAATTAAAAGTTTTTTTTAATGAAAACACAGATGCAGAGAGAAATCCGTTTTTGGGTAGAAGTTTAGGAATGGGGGATCGATATTCCGATAAAACAAAAGAATTATTTGATCGTGAATCATTAGAATTAATAAATGAGGCTTATCATGAAGCAGTTGAAATAATTCGTGATAATAAATTATTATTTACTGAATTAGTTCATACATTACAACAAAATGTGACCTTATACGGTAATTTTATTCAAGATTATGCTTTTAAAAATAATTTTGTTCTTGTAAATAAATATAATAAAGAAATTAATAATACTAATTTGTATTGGGAATAATTTATTTTTAGCGAATAATATTTTGTGGTGGTATCGATCTTTGTTGTAAATTTCTCGCATTATTTAATGTATTCAAATTAGACGCTGTATTTACATTAGACACTGTATTTACATTAGACGCTGTATTTACATTAGACGCTGTATTATAACCTTGACTATATGTATTCGGACAATTTGAACCATTTACATCCAACCTTGAGTTTACACCATCTGGACAACATCCAAATTGTGTAAGAGAACAACAACCTGGTACATTTGAACAATTTGAAGGTGTTTGGATATAACCAAATTGTTGTGATTCAGAATTTTGAGTTGAAGAAATTGAAACATGTTGTAAAATAATTAGTATTAATAAAATAATTGCTAAAACAATAATCAATTTACTATCCATATATATATCATATTATTTTTTATTCAATTTATTCGTTTTATTTTTTTAGTTTTATTCTTTTTTATTTTATCTATTTTTTTTATTTTATTGTATTTTTTACCTCCTAGAGCTCCAAGTATAAAAGGTGTTGCTACAATACCCCCAGTTACAGTAAAAGGAACCAATATATCCTTATCTACTTTGGGCATATTTATTTTTGACGTATTCATTTTTGGTATATTTATTTTTGATTTTTGTTTTTCTTCATAATTTGGGTCACATTTATCAGCATCATAATTTAAAATGAATTTTTCAAAATAATAAATATTTTTAATATAATCAATGACCAATATAAATTCAAACCTGCCGCAACTATTTTCCGGATCTAACTCCTGATTATAAGATATTATTACATCCGATGAATAAAAACGTTTGCATATTTTAGTATTTTTATCTAACGTTAATTCAATTTTTATTTTTGTATTTAAAAATGTGCACGTTTCCGGGGCGAGTACATTTAACATATTAATAAGAATTAAATCAACTATTTGGTTTAATATATTTTGACAGCATGCAATTCCGATTTGATTGATTAAATTGTAATCAATATTTTTACTTGTTTTTTTAAAATAATTAATTAACATTAAATTAAAATAATCAGCCTTTTCTATAAAAGAAGTGCCACCATTTTCATCTTCTTTACTTATAAATTTATAACTATCACCATTTATAAATAACGGTATACGTGAAGTATCTTTACCGATTTGTTCCTTTAAATCACTTATGTTTAATGTACTATTTTGTTTGAAAAAATATTTGGATTTTGCATATAACGTATAACTCAAAAATTTATTTAAATCGGATATTGGATTCTGTTTTATGGATTGATTGAAATTTATTATTTTATTGTTTTTATTACTAATAAAATTATCATCAATATCAAAATAAAAAGACAAATTTTTTGTTTTTTCTACATTTGTTTGATATTCATTATAGTGTGAGTTTATATATTTAATGATTTTAGTATTTGGTAAAGATGGTTGATTATAAAAATTATTTATATAATAGTTTTCGTTATTTTGTTTGGTGAGTTGTTTATTTTTAAGTGTTTGTGCTGCTTTTTTGTTTCGTTTTAAACGTGATTTTGTAGTATTATTAATTTGATTTGTATTATTGATATTATTTATATTATTGATTTGATTCATATTATATATTGATAATAATATAAATTTCGAAAATATCTAAAAATAATAAAATATGAATAATATAAGAAATGAAATTGACTTCACATAGCCGAACATTGATTCCTTTTTTTATTGATCAGAAAACAACGTCAAAATTAAGTTATACTAATGAAACAACTGATACAAATGAAATTTTAGAGGATATTTATCATGATATATACAATGCCAATATTTTTTTGAATACAATAAAACATAAATTGGGACCCAAATTTTATGAAATAACAATAAAAAAAATAATGAATGTTTATCATATTCCCAAACCGAAGACTTTTAATTCAAATAGTTTTCCACAAAAAATACGACAATATATAGATGAAATGTCCTTGACGGAAATTTGCTATTCTTTTTCTCTCTTTGAACGAAATATAAAGTTATATTTTATCACAGAAGAATTAGATTCTAAAATCAATACTCAAACTTACAATAAGTATGTAGAAACTATTGTGATGTGGTTATACATATTAAATGAATATTCTTCTAAAAAATGTTCGAAAAATTTTACAGTATATTTTTATTTTACTTCTCTCAAGAAAAAATTACCGGAATCTAATATTGAAATATTAGATGAAAATCATGTAAATACAGCTTTTACATCTACCTGTCCTCGGGATTCTGAGATTATTATTTTTAGAAGAGAAGAATGGTTAAAGGTGTTTATTCACGAAACATTTCATAATTTTGCGCTGGATTTTTCGGACATGAGTCAACATCATTGTAAACAAAAAATCCTCTCTATTTTCCCTGTAAATTCTGATGTGAATTTATATGAATCTTATACTGAATTTTGGGCTGAATTTATTAATTGTTGTTTTGCAAGTTTTATTATAATGAAAAATAAAAATAATTTTGATTTGTTTCAGAAACATTTTCATTATTTTATTGATTTAGAGAGAAAATATAGTTTTTTTCAAATGGTGAAAACGTTGTATTTCATGGGTTTACATTACAAAGATTTATACAAAACAAGCAAACAAGAAACTGTTATGTTAAGAAATACATTATACAAGGAAAATACAAACGTGTTGTCCTATTATATCATAAAAACCATTTTAATCAATCATTATCCACAATTTTTGCATTGGTGTAAAACAAACAATCACTCTTTATTACAATTTAAAAAAACTGAATCCAATTTGGAAAATTATTGTGATTTTATTGGAAAATACTATAAATCAAGATCTATGTTGGAATGTGTAAAAGAAACAGAAAATTATTTTTACTATTTAAATAATCAAAAAAAAAATAAAAAACAAAATTTAACATTTTTATTAAATAATATGCGTATGAGTATTTGTGAGATGGGTTAACATTTTTATAAAAGTCGATGAGTATTACAATAATCACAGTTATGCATTGCTTCTCTCTTACATTTATTTCCTGATTTTGTATATTTTAGGCAAATATATTTATAACAACCATTTCCGATTGATTTTTTATTTGCTTTCCATAACTGACTTGCTTCGTCAAAATCTATGTTGACATCATATATTTTTTTTTGTTGATTATCACTACGTGTTTGCATTTTTAAAACTATGTTATAAATTTATTTATAATTAAAGTAATTGAATATAATTTTATTTCAATTTTTTATTATTTTATTCGTTTATTTTAATATAATTAATTAAATTACTATATTAAAATAAATGGTGTATAAATATAAAGTTTCATTGTGTGTTGTTATTAAAAATGAGAAAGATTATATGGATGAATTTCTCGAACATTATATTGGTCAAGGTGTAGATCAAATATATATAATTAATAATAATAGTACAGATAATATTGAATATTATATAAGAAATCATAAATATAGTGATAAAATAACATTAATAAATGATAATACAGATATGAAATATACAAGTAACAATTGTAGTAATATTCATAAAGAAATATTGGATAAAAACTTGTATCATATTTTAAAGGAAGAAACAGAATGGGCTATGATAGTTGATATGGATGAATTTATTACTGGTAAAAATGGTTATACAATTTCTAGTTACATAGATAGTTTAAATAGTGATGTAAATGCAGTATATATATATTGGTCTATTATACAACCTCTATTAGATAATGAAAGAAATGTTTCTGAATCATTTTCTATTAAAAAATCAAGAAAAAGAATAAATTTAGATTTATTTGATAAAATATCAGGTGATATAGTATGGGCATCTAAATTTGGTAAATCTTTGTTTAGAACATGTGCACTAATTGAAGAAAGAAAATTCTGGATACATAAGGTACCTATTTTTGGTAAACGTATTACAAATTATAATACGGTAAGTACATCATGGTATGATAATGTGGATGATATTGATTTCACTGAAGAAAATTATAATAAATTAAATATTGTATTAAATCATTATGCTATAAGAGATAGAAAAGATTATTTAAAACGTTGTGAAACAATGCGTACAACTGATAACGATACTAAAAGATTTTATTCACAAGCATTGATAAATATTTGTAGTTTAAGTGATGAATATTTAGTAGATGATTTTGTTATATAAAATAAAATTGATTATTATTCTTAATTTTATAATAATAATAATAATAATAATAATAATAATAATAATAATAATAATAATAATAATAATAATTTTTAAATGGGTATAAAATATTTAAATCGATTTTTAAGAGAACAGTGTGAATCTTCTATAAAAATGGTTTCCATGTCAGAATTGTCTGGTAAAAAAATTGTTGTAGATATAAGTATTTATTTATTTAAATATGCTTCAGAAGGTACTTTAATTGAAAATATTTATTTAATGATTTCTATCTTTCATTATTATAGAATCATTCCTATATTTATATTTGATGGAAAACCCCCCTCAGAAAAAAAAAATTTAATTCAGAAAAGGAGAGAAGATCGAAAAGCTGCAGAAAAGGAATTTAATATTTTAAAAAATCAATTGATCCATAATGAAACAATTGATGAAGAAGACAAACAAGAAATACAAACTCAAATGGATTTATTGAAAAGGCAATTTATTTCTGTAAACAAAGAACAAATAGAAGAAGTAAAAAACCTGATTCAATCTTATGGTGCCACTTATTATGATGCACCCGGGGAAGCAGATGAATTATGTGCTTCTCTTGTTATAAAAAATAAGGTTTGGGCGTGTTTAAGTGAAGATATGGACATGTTTGTTTATGGTTGTACACGAGTCATTCGATATTTTAGTCTTTTAAATCATACTGCCGTTTTGTATGATATGAAAGGAATATTAGAACAATTAGGTGTTTCTCAAAAAGAATTAAGAGAAATATGTGTTTTGTCTGGTACAGATTATAATATAAATGCTGATTCAAATTCTAAAATATCATCTACTTTATACACAACATTAAAAATATTTAAAAAATATAGAAGAAATAGGGAAAACGAAATGATCGAATTTTATGATTGGATACAACAAAATGCTGAATGCATAAATGATATTAATTTACTTTATAAAATAAATTCCATGTTTGATTTATCTGAAAATACTTCATATATGATTGAAGATTTTGAAAATAAACGAATTTCGAATGGTGCAATCGATAAAGAAAAAATGAAAATAATTTTAAGGAAAGAAGGATTTATCTACTTTTAGTCTGCTTTTTAGAAAAAAGTGAAGCAAAAAAATCAATTATATATTCATTTTATATAATTATAAAAATTTAAATATATTTTATTTCAATATGGATCTCTTACATTTTGTAAATATTTTTTTTCAAAAAATAGTGTTTTAATATTATTTTTGTGTAAAACAATACTTAATAATGATTGATCATGTCTATGCTCATTAAATATATTACTATTTTGTATTTTGCTTGGTGAATCTGTTATGTCTTCATAAATACAACACATATCTAACCATTCTTGAATATATTTGATAGTATTAGTATTTTTTTTTATAATTAAAGCGCCCGCCCAACAATCTTCTGCATTTTTATTAAATATTTTATCATACATGTTGTATTTTAAAATAACATCCATTTTACACCAATTTTTCATATACCATACGTTTTCATTTGGTTTATTTTTCCATATTAATAAATCATTCACTTTCATATAATCTGAATATAAATTTGTAAATTCTTCAGTAAAAAAATATTTAGAGTCTACATAAAAAATTATATCATATTCTTTTATTTTTTTTAATGTTTCATTAATAATGTATGGTTTCCATAACCAATAACCACCTCCACGACTACAATTAAGTATATTTTCATTTTTAACAATAAAATCTTTGTCTATATCACTTTTATTGAATATTATTATTTCAAATTCTTTACCATATATTTTTACAGATTCTAATAATCTATCTATATGATTATTATGTGTATTATCATTATAAACCAAAAAATATAACATATATATATTATTTTAATTAAATAATTTTTTTTTAACGTTTGAAACGATAAAACAAAAAATATAAAAAATTAAAACTTAAATATATTTTAAATGTATAATAAATGTTAGATTTATATAATCAACAATATGACCGAGAAACATTAAAAAAACATATATATACTGTTAACTTAATAGATTTATTGAAAACTCAAAAAATAGATGCGCAATTTGCTGTTCGTTATTTATTACAACCAAAATATCAATTGAAACCTGAAGAAATGTTAATAACACCGAAAATTATTTTATATTATCAACCTCATATTAGTGAATCATCATTGGAAATTGAAATGAATTTATATGATTCAGATGATGATTCTGTTGATAATTTTGAAAATATACTTTTAGAAAAAGTATAGCAAAATAAATATTATATTTTTAGAAAAGTAATTGAATATTTTTCTAAAAATATAATATTTATTTAGGATTGTATATCCAAATCTCGTTTGGACACCATAAATTTGAATTATGATCATATTTAATACCATTATTTTTTTGGATTTGCTTAATTATATAATTACAAAAAGAAAACAATGGAAATCTTATAGCCAATATATCTTTTTCAAAGTTGATTTTGATTTCTTCATTTAAGGTATATATTCGTTTTTGTAAGCTTAAATCTGTATGTAAATGAATAATTCTATGTTTATTTTCATTCCACAATTTGTTATATTTATCATAATTTTCATCATCGTTTTCATAAAAATATTTAACAGTCAATATCATATAATATATTTTATATAATTTTTATTAAATTACATAAAACAAATTTAAAATTTTTATATTTTTTTTATATTTTTGCATTTAAGCAGATGTAGCTTCTTTGGAAGCCTTAGCAAAATGTGGACTCATGTACTTTTGTAAGTTAAAATATGTAAGCTCATCAGTTTTCTTGAGCTTTAAAAGAGTAGCAAGCTTAGCGTCTGGATTGATCTTTCTACCATTTGACTTGTCTTGAAGATCGTGATTGCGGACATAGTTATTAATTTCACGTGTAACTTCTGTGCGAGCCATTTCGGAACCAACAGGCTTAGATAAAAAAGTTGCTAATTCATCACTAATGCGTGTTGGCTTAACAAAACCAGATGGAGCGCGGTTTCCAGCCTTGCGCTTGCGTTTAGAATTTTGCTTTTGTGCGGTTTTCATTTCGCGAGTCCATTTCTTCTCAAGAGCACGAAATTCTGATTTTAATGAAGAAATAAGTGTTCCAAGCTGTTGGAGCTTAGCAACAAATTCAAGAGATTGTTCATTGGTTGGTTCATCTACTTCAACCGATTCTTGGGTAGAAGCAACAACAGGAGTATCTACAACAGGAGTTGGAGCAGTCTCTAATTTTGGGGCTTTTACAGCTTTTACTTTCTTCTCTTTAACAGGAGCTGCTGTTTCAGCAACAACAGGTGTGGTAACAGTGGTTTCAGCAACAACAGGCTCAGTAGTCTTCGATGATTTCTTAGGCATCTTATTATACTATATCTAAATAAATTGTTTTTAAGTGATTTAACGCAAATAATATATATTGTTACGTGAATATGCAATGAAAATTATTGAATAAAATTTTTTTTAAAAAACAGCGAATGATTCAAAAAGCCAGGGAAGCGCTGCAGCAGCTGTATGATTGACTAAAGTCAATGATCCTAGAACATAATATGCACCTAAGGTTTTACTATCATTATTAATACCAATAATTACAAATTTCTCTAAAATTTCCAAAACAGATTTTTTAACATTGGTTAAATCCATTTCTGTTTGAATATAGTTCATATTCATATTATAAAATGGGTTACCATGAGGAGGGCATATATTTCGTTTAATATCCATAGAAAGTTGAGCACGATAATTCCAAATATCAGCTAATTCTCTTATTAATTTCATAATTTGTGTTCGATTCAAAGAGAGAAACCACACAGGATCACTATAATTTCCTAAAGCATCTATATTTTGAAATAAATTAAGAGTTCTTAATTCGAGTGTTTTTTCATTTGATAATGTATTGGAAACATCTTCCATTTCCAAATTTATTTTTGTTTTAAATATTCTGCTCATTTTTAAAATAGATTTTACATTTTTAACAACCTCATCTGATATCAAGCTACGATTATAAGGATTTCTAATTTCTTTCATACATTTATTACTTTTAAAAATTAAATGATAGAGAGAAGTAATATCAAAACCATATATAAAACCGTCTGAATCTTGATAACTGAAAAATTGATACAAAGGTATTTCATTTATTTCCTCCATGCTTATAAAATCAGTGTTATTGGTACATAATTTTCTATTTTTAAATGCGGGACCATAATATAAAATAAATTTTCGTAACAATATACCTCTAAACATTTTTTGAATTTTTATTACATAAAAAGAGAGTTTTAAATAGACAAAAATTCGATTTATTAATTCATTCTTGTTTCCACCAACTTTTAATTTGTAAAATTTAGCAAAATTTTTTAATTGCTGTAAATTGTAATTATAATCAAATAATATTTGATAATTTTGTATTGTTGGAATACTAATATTTTCTTCTTCTATTTTTTTTGTTTTTTTTTTTTTTAAGG